TAGGAAGATCTTCGTAGTTGTTTAATTACTACAGTTATCAATAATAAAGAGTTTCAAGATTTACATGGAGTATATATAACTAAGCCAGAAAAAGAGATAGTATTAGGTGTTTATCATGATAATGACGGAAACATTATCAGACGAAAAATTGACGACGACGGTGTATATATTGAAAGCAATGACGAGTACATAAAACGAATAAAAGATACATCGGATGAATATTGGAATGTAAAAAAAGTTACAGACTGGATTGATAGTAGCGACCGAAAAGGTAAGGTTATGTTTAAAGATGTTGGTGATGACTATAGCTCAGAAAGAATTGAATTTGAATTGCGTAAGGCAAAAATGGTTCAAAATATAAAATATTATGGTTATGATACATTGAAGGGATACAACACAGATGATTGGTCGCAAATCAAACAATTTGCTACTAAACTGAAAGAACTTACAAAAGAATTGCGTATGAGTGGATATGCCGTATTTCAACTAAGTGATGAAACTGTGTTTACAGATATTTTTAGTCTTAGTAGTAATAATATTGCAAATGCAAAACAAATCAAGCATGTAGCTGATATTTTAAATATTGGCAAAAAGCTGAATAAAGAAGAATACCACAAGTACCAAATGGTATTAGAGTGTGGTTCTTGGGGAGAAGTTAATGCAGAAAATTTGGATTTAAACAAACAATATTTTTGCATAAAACCAGACAAGAATAGAGCTGGTAGTAAGGATAAAATTATGTTATTTGAGATAGATTTGAATCTAAACGTGTGGAAAAATATAGGCTATATCATAAAGAAAACCAAAGATACTAATTGATTGGAGGCGGCAACTTGGATACAAGAGAATTAAAGAATTACATATATGAAAATAATTATTCGGAACAAATATTAGAGTCCATTGGTTGCCATCACATTAAGTATCATTCAGTCGGAGCATATTGGACAGCCGGCAATCCTGATGGGGACAACAAAGGTGCAATCATTTTATACAATAATGAATCTCTTATCTGCTTAAATAAAACTCGACAGATGATAAAAGGTAATAGGCAAACAGACATTATTGATCTTGTATGCTATGTTAAAGACCTTACATTCCCAGAGGGGTTGAAGGCAATATGCTCGGAAATAGGAGTATCCTATTATCATGATTTTGAAGAAGATATTCCTGATAGTTTTAAAATACTGAAAATGTTAGAAGATATGGATTCTAATATATCAGAAGAAAAAGAAAAGCCATTACAGCCTATTTCAGAAAATATACTTTCATATTATAAACCGTATGTGAACGATTTGTTTTACGAAGATTATATTGATTATGAAACACAAAGAGAATTTGAAATAGGATTTGATGAAGAAACCAACCGATACACAATTCCTATTCGTTCTGAATTGGGAGATTTAGTTGGTGTAAAAGCAAGATATTTTGATAGAAAAGTGCCTGATGGAATGAGTAAATATATTTATTTAGAACCATGTGCAAAGTCGAAAATTATATATGGACTATATAAAACTCTTCCTTATATAAAAAGAGTAGGACGTATTTATGTGGGTGAGGCGGAAAAATTTGTAGAACAAGCATGGAGTTATGGCTATCGAAATACTGGCGGTACGGGTGGTAAGGAGCTATCACAATATCAGATTGATTTACTTGTTAGGTTGGGAGTAGACATAATTTTTTGCTTTGATAAAGATGTAACTAAAGAAGAATTAGAAGAATTGGCAGAAAGATTTCCAGAAGGTGTTCCACTCTACTATATGTTTGACGAGGATAATGTTCTAAATGAGAAAGAATCACCGACTGACAAGCCTACAAATTGGGAACATATGGTTAAAAATAATATATACAGATTAAGATAGGAAGGTGTGTATTTGAAGTACAGATTATATGAAAATAGCAATAATAACACTTCCAATGTATTAGCGGAAGTTTTGAAAAACAGAGGTATTAATGATTATGAAAAATATCTTAATTTAAATGAAAGTGTTTTAATTCCGTATGAGAAATTGGAGAATATAAATAAAGCAGTAGAATTATTTATGAAGCACTTTAACAATAAAGATAAAATTGAAATACTTGTAGATGAAGATCCGGACGGATTTTGCTCGGCAGCTATGATATATTCATATATCAAAAAAATGGACGATAGTTATCCTGTTGAGTACATACTGCATACAAGAGCAAAGGCACATGGATTAGATGATGATATTGTAATACCTAATAATACAAAGTTATTGGTTATTCCTGATGCTGGAACAAATGATACAGAACAATGTAAGGAGCTTTCTGAAAAAAGCATCGACATACTTATACTTGACCATCATGAATCAGAAGAAAAAAATCCATATGCTTTGATTGTAAATAATCAGATGAGTAAGGATTATTCTAACAAGGATTTTTGTGGCGCAGGAGTTGTGTATAAGTTCTTACAAGCCTTAGATACTGAAACTTGGAATGAGTTTGCAGATGATTATTTAGACTTATGTGCACTAGCAAATATTAGTGATGTTATGGATATGCGTTCATTTGAAACAAGATACATCACAAATCTTGGATTACTCAATATTAAAAATAAATGTTTTCAGTCACTCATTAAAGCACAAGATTACAGTATGAACGGCAAAGTTAATATCCATAATATTCAATGGTATATAACTCCTATCTTAAACGGAATGATAAGGATTGGGTCGGCTGACGAAAAAGAGTTATTATTTAGAGCCTTTATTGAAACGGATGAATTCTTTGAATATAAAAAAAGAGCTACTAAAAATAGACCGTCAGAAACAATTCAAGAAAGCATTTATGATAGAGCTGCCAGACTTTGCAAAAACGCAAAGGCTCGACAAGATAAAATGAAAGAGAAAGGTGTAAAGGCTATTTCAAAAGTAATAGATGAACTTCCTCTAGATGATAAGGTCATTATGGTTGATGTATCGGACTTACTTGATAGTGGACTAACAGGCGTTGTAGCAATTAAAATTGCAGAACAATATAACAAGCCTTGTATTTTACTACAAAAACATTTTGATAAAAAGACAAGAATGACAGTATTCGGTGGCAGTGCAAGGAATATTGATAATAGTCCAATTGACAGCTTTAAGGATCTTGTTAATTCTACAGGTATTGTCAATGGTAAAGGTCACGCTAATGCTTTTGGTATTGTAAATTTGCCAATTGATGATAAAGAAAAAGCAATAAGTATGATGAATAATATTCTTAAGGATACTGAATATGATTCTACATATTGTGTAGATTTTATCTTGGATATTGAACATATTACAATCTCATTAATTATTAAGTTGTCACAATTTGAAGATATTATATGTCAAGGAATTAATGAACCAATGCTTGCAATAGAGAATATATCATTAACAAGAGATTGTTTTGAGGTATTCGGTAAAAACGAAGATACTATCAGTTTTATGGTAAATGATATTAAATATATTCAGTTTAAATGTAAGAATGGTAATCAGTTATATGATTTTTTGCAAAACGCTTGGGACGATAATGATAGCATTACATTTAATATTGTTGGAAAGCCTTCAATCAATGAATATAAGGGCGTTAGAACACCTCAGATTATAATTGAGGACGTGGAGGTTATTAATACAAGTGGAAATGATGAAGATGACGATTGGTAGGAGGTAAATTATGTATAGTTCATTACATAATCATGATTTTTATTCATTGTTGGATGGTTATGGAAGCCCAAAGGAAATGTTGGACAGAGCCAAGGAGATAGGATTAAACGCATATGCTATAACAAATCACGGCAACGCATATGCTCATATATACTACGACCTTATAAAAAAAGACTATCCAGAAATTAAAGTAATTTACGGATGTGAGTTGTATGAATGCGAAGATATAACAATCAAGGATAAGGACAATAAATACTTTCATTTAATCTGTTTAATAAGAAATGAACAAGGTAGAAAGGACTTGAATAAAGTCATTACAAAAAGTAATTTTGAAGGGTTTTATTTTAAACCACGATGTACCATAGAGGATATAAAACCGTATGCCGAAAATTTTGTCATTTCATCTGCTTGCCTAGCGAGTAAATTAGCAAGAGAATCAGATTTTGAAAAATGCGTTGAATATATCAATGAATATAAAGAAGCATTTCCATATTTCTTTCTTGAAATGCAGTCGCATTCACATCAAGACCAATGTTTATATAATCAGAAAATATTAGAACTTTCAAAACGAACAAACACTCCATTTATTATTACAACTGATAGTCATGCACCAAAAAAGGAAGATTTGTATTATCAGGACAAGCTTATTCAAATTGGTAGAAAAAGCACCAACAACGATAAAAATGCAATTGAAAATAGCGAAGTGTATGAAGGTTGTTATATGCAGTCAGAGCAAGAAATACATGAGTGTATGGACGTACAAATTGGATATGACAATGTATGTATTGGTCTGGAAAATACTAATAAAGTAGCAGATTTGATTGACGAAGTTAGTATGCCATTTCAAAAACCTCAGTTGCCAACATTTCCGTTACCAAAAGGCTATAAAGATAATAATGATTTTTTATGGCATTTAGTCAACCAAGGATGGAAGGATAGGGGATACGATAAACTTGGTGAAGCTGAACAAAAAATCAGAAAAGAACGACTTAATTATGAAATGGAGATTATTCATTCAATGGGATTCGATGGATATTTCTTGTTTGTTTGGGACTTTATCAAAGCGGCAGAGAAACTGGGCATTGAAGTAGGTAAGGGAAGAGGAAGTGCAGCAGGGTCACTAGTTTGTTATTGTTGTCATATTACAGATATTGACCCGATAAAATACGGACTTATTTTTGAACGTTTCTTAAATCCCGAACGTGTGGGACTTCCTGATATTGATACAGATGTTGGAAATAGAGATGCAATTATTGATTATCTTGTCGATAAATATGGTGAGGATAGAGTATGTCAAATTATAAACTATTCATACATTACACCAACAGTAGCAATTACAGATGTGGGAAAAATACTTGGGTTTCCATATCAACAAATGCAAAAACTTTCGCAAAAATTTACATTTGATAATTGGGATGACTGTATGAAGGCGAATCCTAAATTGCTTATAGACAATCCACAGTATGTTGAATTATTTGATATTGCTCAACATTTAAGTGGACGAGTAAAAACCGTTTCTATTCATGCCGGTGGTATTGGCATTGTTGACACAACAATCAATGATTATATGCCAATGAAGATAGGAAGCAAGGGTGAACATGTAATTCAAGTTGATAAACACTATGTAGAAGATATTGGAATTGTTAAGTTTGACCTACTGGGTGTTGCAACACTTAATCTTGTAAAAGAAATTAAAGATGATTTACATTTGAATCCTTGGGACTATGATATTAATAATCCTGAGTTTGAGAATGATAGACCTACATATGAACTATTAGCAAGTGGCAAAACAAATGGTGTGTTTCAAGTCGAATCAGCCGGAATGAAAGATTTGTTGATTCGATTGAAACCAAAACTTGAACAGTTAGATTTTGAAGTTATATCTGTTGTCTTGGCTTTGTATAGACCTGATAGTATGGGGGCACTTGACGAATATGTTGAAATGGCAACTGGCGGAAGCAGACC